ATTTGCCTATAAACCCAACCAATGGTGGTAGTGAAATATTTTATGGAGATGACGGAAAGGTAACAGGTGAAGCACCTGTATATGGTGGAACTACACCAAGAGGCGATAATGGCTTTGTAGAAAACTCCAATAACACCACCTACGGCCAAAACAATAAAATGGGTTCGCAAAGCGATAACACCATTGTAAACAGTCAGGGCAATAACTACGCAGGTGAATACATCAATGTGTTAGGCGGTGGCAATAATCAGGTTTATGCAAGTAACGTGAACTTGTTGAACTGCTCAGGCTATACTTCATCTATACAAGGTGAACAGGTGATTAACAATATACAACAGCCTTTTTACGCTGCGAGTGCGTTTACGCAATACGATGTATCGGGTATAGGTGCAACACCTGTATGTATTATTCCAAGATTTGAGGGGTACTTTATTGAGGTTACAGACTTTTATGGACAGGTAACATTTATTCCTGGTGATAGTACACCATATACATCGGACACTATTAAATTGATATATGAAACATCAATGACTGATATAGGAAAATTATCATCGGACTTAGTAACAAGTGATGAAGATGCAAGGTATAAGGGCAATGTAAATCCAGACGTTAGTCAGTTGGATGATGCGGTATTTATAACAAGTGGAGGCGAGGGATTGACAGGTGGAGTTGCAAACATAAAAATTGAAGTTTATTACAGATTAATTAAAAAGTAATGGCAGAGGAAAACGTATTATTTGGTATATCAGTAGACACAGGAAAGGCTACTCAATCTTTTAAAACTTTAAGAGCAGAAGCAAAGGCTCTACAAAATGCAATGCAATCAGGAGAATTGCAAGGTCAGGCATTTTTAACAGCCGCACAACGTGCAGGGGAATTAAAAGATGCAATGGATGATGCAAAAGCAACGATTGCAGCATTTAATCCTGAGGCTAAGTTTCAGGCGTTTGCAACTGTGTTAGGTGGTGTGGCAAATGGCTTCGCTGCTGCACAAGGTGCAATGGCAATATTTGGCTCTGATTCTAAGGAATTAGAAAAAATGATGCAAAAAACGCAAGGTGCAATAGCACTTGCCACAGGTATCAACGGGTTGATGGGAATGAAAGATGGCTTTATCAATTTGGGTAGTCAGTTGATAAAAATGATTCCTGCATTGAAGTCATTTGGTGCTGCTGCTGTTGGTGCATTGACAGGTGGTATAGCAACTGCAATCATTTTAATTATCTCATATTGGGAGGATTTAAAAGCAATGGTAACAGGAACAACTGCTGCCGTTAAGTTAAGTTCAGAACAGATTGCTGAATCGGTTAAGAAAGGTCATGATGAGTTCAAGAAAGCCGCACAGGAACGCAACGAGATTGCAAAGCGTGAGGCTCAAACGAAGTTACAAGGTAGGGATTTAGATTTAGAACTTGCTAAAATTGACAGGAAAAATAAAAGAGAGCAAGCGCAAGGGGATGGAAAGTTAAGGGAACAACAGGCACTTATTGAAGCTGAATATCGTAAGGCCGTTTTAGACATCAATAAAAAATACGATAAAGAGGAAGCCGATAGGAGAAAAAAGAAAGATGATGAGGCAACTAAAAAGCTATTTGAACTTGAGGCAAGGATGGCCGAAGATAGTGATGAGGCATTTAAAAAGAGGACTGAAAAGCTAATCAAAGATAGGGAAAAGGCTTTTAAATCAGAGGTTAAACAAGCTGAGGAACAAGATAGGCTAAGGAGGTTAAGGCTTGCTAAACAGCTAACGGCCGATGTAATAACCAAAGAACAATACGATGCACGTTTAGTTGAATCTGAAAACATGAAGAACGCTGCAATAGTTGCAGCAGGTGAAAAGAATTATCAGGATGTATCAGCACAACAAAAGGCATTAGCTGAAGCGGAGGTAGCTGCTGCACTTGTAAAAAAAGAAACCAAAGAACAATTAAGATTAAAAGAACTTGAAGCAGAACAATTTTATGCAAGTTCTTATATGTCTATATTAAATGATGTTGCAAGTGCAACAGGTGCAAATGCAGATACTATGAAGGCTATTGCTATTGCACAGACTACCATTGATACATACTTTGCAGCACAAAAGGCTTATACTTCACAGATTGTTCCGGGAGACCCTTCATCAGTTATCAGAGGATTTGTAGCAGCAGCGGCATCGGTTGCAGCTGGTTTGGCAAGAGTAGCAGCAATAGCAAAAACAAATCCAAGAGGAAGTTCAGGCGGTGGCGCACCATCAGGCGGAGGAGGTGGCTCACCTGCTGCACCTGCATTACCACCACCATCTTCAGCAACAAGACTAACCAACGGAAATGAGCCTATCATAACAAGGGAACTTAACGTGAAAGATAATAGGGTATACGTTTTAGAAAAGGATATCACCAAGAAACAGGATAACGTGGCAGGCATTGTAAACAAAGCAACAATACAATAATAATCTATTTTTAAATATGGAGAAATTACCAATTTACCGATTCAAAGTAGGTGAGGATGACGAGGCGCAAGTTACAGCAGTGGCACTTGTTGACACTCCTGCCATTGAGCAGAACTGGCAAGCGTTTAACAAGCAGATTCAGTTTGCAGCCGATAAAGAAAAGCGTATTATTTCAGGGCCGTTAATGATTGCAGATTTGCCTATATATCGTAGAGATGAGGCAGGTGAATATTATGGAGTGTTTACGGCAGAGGATATATACAACATCCGCAACAAGTTTTTCAAAGCATCCAACATAAAAGAGGTTAACGCTATGCACGACCCTGCACAAATGATTGAGGGCGTGTATATGGTTGAATCGTTTTTAATTGACAGCAAGCGTGGCATCCATAGCCCTGAAGGTTTTAAACTGACTGATGGCAGTTGGTTTGGCAGCTACAAAGTAGACAATGATGAGGTGTGGAATGACTTTATAAAGACAGGAAAGTTCAAAGGATTTAGCGTGGAGGGTGTGTTCAATATGGTTAAGATTGATAAAAAACCAATGACCGTTATTGAGGAAATCATTGAGATAGTAAAGCAGATTCAAGACTAAAAAAGCAACAAAAAATAATTATTCTATATTTAAAAAAAGTAATCACATGACACGCAAAGAGGCATTTGAGAAAATCAAAAATCTGCTGTTCACAGAGGAAAAAACCTTTGGTGAGGCAAAATTAGCTGATGGAACTATCATACAATGGGAAGGTGAAATAGCTGAAGGTACTGCTGTAAACGTAGTATCTGAGGATGGAAACATCACACCTGCACCTGATGGAACACACACACTTGAAGACGGCACAATGGTAACGACTGTTGGTGGTCTTGTAACCGATATTGAAACTGCTGAAAAAGAAGTTGAGATTGAAGTTGAAGAGGAAATGGCAAGTGAGTTTGAAAAAACAATGGCTGAAGAGTTCGGCAAAATGAAAGATAAGATTGCAATGCTCGAAGATGAAATGGGCAAAATGAAAGATAAGATGGCTGCTTATGGCGAAAGTTTTGAGGCTATCAATGCTGAAGTTAAAGATGCTGAGAAGTCAATATCTGATAAATTTAGCGCAATCGAGGCACTTGTACTTTCAGTAGCTGAAGCACCTGTTGAGCCTTCAAAAAACAACCAACCAAAGAATAGCACGTTCAAAAAGAACACAGGCAACCCTTTGACTGATTACATGAATTGGAAAAACCAACGTACTAATTAATAAAATTATGGCATTTAATGTAGGTAGTTTAAGTAACTACACCAAAACCAATGAGAAGATGCTGATTATCGCATCTTTCTTCGAGCCTAAGACTGCAACTTACATGCAGAAACTTACAGGCGTAAAATCTTCTATTCAAGTTCCTGCACTTTCTGACACTTTGATTTGGCAGAATGGTGGCACTTGTGGACTTGTAAACGCTTCAGGAGACACCACTATTTCTGCTCGTGTATTGACCGCAGGTCGTATCAAAGCTGAAAAATCATGGTGTATCGCTGACCTTGAAACTAAGTACACTCAGTTGTTACTTTCACCAGGTTCACAGTACGAATCATTGCCGGGTGGTATTGATGAGGCTTTCATGAACTCTGTTTTAGGTGAACAAAAAGAAAGAGTTGAACTTGCATTATGGCAAGGCGACACAACTAAATGGCAAGATTACCTGAACAAATTTGATGGTCTTGTAAAAATCATCAACGCTGCTTCAGGCCCAGTTCAAGCTAATGCTGCTGCTTACATCACTCCTGTAACTTCAATCACTGTATCAAATGTTATCAGCGTATTGCAAGCTGTTTACTCTGCTATCCCTGTTGAGATTCTTGATAAATCTGACCTTCGTATCTTCATCGGTACTGATGTTAGCAGATTGTACCAAACAGCGTTAATCAACGCTAATCTTTTCAACTTCATCCCTTCTGCTGATTCACTTGGCGAATACTTCCTACATGGAACTAACGTGAAAGTTGTACCAGTACCGGGATTGAATGGAACTAACGCTATCTACGCATTGAGAAGTTCTAACATGTTTTTAGGTTGCGACCTTGAAGGTGAAGATGAGGAAATGAACGTATGGTATAGCCAAGACTACGACACCGTTTATATGAGAATGAAATTCAAATTAGGTGTTCAGGTTAGCCAAACTGCTGAAATCGTTAAATTTACAATCTAATCAAACGGAGTGGGGCAACCCACTCCTTAATAATTTTTAAACATGGCGTGTGCAATAGTATCAGGATACAGCCTCGACTGCAAAGACACAGTTGGAGGTATTAAGAACATCTACATCACAGAACTATCAAATGTAACTGCGGTTGGCGAAAACGCATCAGGCTTTGTAACAAGTATCACTAAGACTGGAAAATTCTACAAGTATGAGTTAATGCCGAGAGGTGCTAACAACTTTACACAGAATATCCAAGCTGATGCTGCTGCTGGCACAGTTGCTTATGAGCAATCTGTAACTGTTAACTTCGTGAAGTTAAAATACGAAACCCAAGTTAAACTTGAAAACCTGATTAAAAACAGAACAGCCGTTATCGTTGAAACCAAAGACGGAAGCTATTTCTTATTTGGTAAATTAAATGGCATGGAAGTTACAGGTGGAAGTGGCAACTCAGGCCAAGCAATGAATGAGTTTCAGGGTTATAACCTTGTATTCTCAGGCATGGAGAAATCCCTTGCCAATGAAGTTTCATCTTCTATCATAGCAGGATTGTTGTAGTAATTGATTGAATAAGTGAAAGGCCCGGCATTTAGTCGGGCTTTTTTGTTTTAGCAACTTTTGATTACTTTTCTATTTTTAAATGAATGATAAGGTTTCAAAAAGGTGCAACAAATACGGTAACGGTAACGCTGACAGAAAACAGCACGCTGACTAACCCGATATACCTGTTTCAGTTTACTAACCAACAGACTGCAACGGACTATTATTTTATTGCAACTGATACTTCAACATTCAAAGAAAGGTACAATCAGTTTCAGGTAGTTGAGAAATCAAACCCTGATACACTTAATGGAGAGGTTCTTTTGGGCAATGAGGGGTTTTATAACTATTATGTATATGAAACCACATTGGCAAACACATCAGGGTTAAGCAACGCTTCACAGGCGGTTATTTATATCATGAATGAAGTTGAGAATGGGTTGGTTTGGGTAGTTCCTGAACCAATGGAGAAGTTGGAATATGACCCTGAACAAACTGCCATTGCTTACCAACCGAGTGAAGATGATTATTTATTGACTGAATCAGGTGATTATTTGTTATTAGAAACAGGCTATTTAATTGAATTAGAATGAGCGACAAGAAGATAAGTGAATTAACCTTAGTAACTAACAATGCAAGTGGGGATGTGTTCCCGATGGTGCAGGGTAGTGCTAACTTTAAAACAACATTGGCAAAGATTGCCACGTTTTTACAGGGTTTTTTGCCTGCAAGTGAAACAGCAAAAGGCTTTGTTGAGTTGGCAACTAATGCTGAGGTTCAAACAGGAACAGATACTGAAAGAGCAGTAACACCTGCTGGATTGCAAAGCAAGGTTGCAAGTGAAACGGCAAAAGGAATTATTGAACTTGCTACACAGGTAGAAACTGACACAGGAACGAATGACACAACTGCTGTAACTCCATTGAAGTTAAAAACATCTTCACAATGGGCAACTAAAATAACCAAGTTAAACATAGCAAATACGGCAAGCGGTAATGATAGTGTAACGATAAATGCAGAATCAGGCATTGCTACATTTACAAGACCTATCACACATAATGACGCTCACAACTTCACTATAAATAACAACACTATATCTGCAACGGATGTAGTGGAAACAAAGTTATCATACAATGGTGCTGGTTATCCTGCAATCTTACATTGTACTTGCACAGCTAACACTATAACACTTCACATGGCTAATTTAAAAGTGGGTGGTGGTTCAGATAATACAAATGCAAACCTTGTTGTATCATTCTTAAAAGTAAACTAATATGCACAAATACGCACCATTGATAGTTGTAAAGTTTGAGAACGATAAGATTCCTGCATTTGTAGAGAATAAAAACGGCAGGGTTAAGTGGGTGAAGTATGGTGAAACAAACAACTATCCGCAATTCCTTACTACGTTATTTAACAGGTCTGCAAAGCACAACGCTATTTGCACCGATAAGCAGTTATACATTGCAGGCAAGGGTTGGGATTTTGATTCCAATGATATGCAGGATGCTGATACTATCAAACTAAAGGCATTTGTAGACAATCCTAATCCTTATGAAACACTTAATGACCTGATGAAAAAGACCGCCTTAGATGAACTTCTGTATGGTGGTTTTTATTTAAAGGTAGTGCATAACAAGAAAGGTGAAATGGCTGAGTTGTATCATGTGGATTATAACACAGTTAGAAGCAATAGGGACAATAGTGAATTTTATGTATCGGAATATTGGTTAGATGAAAGCGGAAACGAGCGCACCAATTTAAAGCCTGATGAATACGAAACACATCCTGCATACTCACCTGATAAAAACAAAGGCGTTTGCATATATTACTATAAAACATACAGAC